TTAAAATACCAATAATAATTGTTTAATAACATCGTCTTTCCTTTCTTTCTTCAATTTTTTATCGAAGAATTATGTTACGCCTAAACTACAGCTTGAGTTAAAGGTGTGAGTCACTACACAACTTGACACACTAATACATCCGCCTGAAGCAACAGCTGCTGCTCCTGGGTATTTAACAATAACAACTCCAGAACCTCCTGCGGCTCCTAAGGCTGCTTCGGGTGAAGTACCTCCTGTTGAAAATCCACTACCGCCTCCACCACCAAGATTGGTTCCGCCTGCAGTTGCAGCATTAGCAGGGGTATAACTTGGATAGGGTCCTAAAAAGGCTCCTGCTCCGCCACCGCCTGATCCTCCGGCTCCTGGTGCAGTTGGAACTCCATATGTTGGAGAACCCCCTTGAGGTCCAGATCCGCCGCCTCCGCCTCCGCCTCGTGTTGTACAATCTCCGGGCCATGCTGATGATCCAGCTCCGCCGTCTCCGCCTTTAACTTGTAATCTTGTTCCTCCGGCACCGCCAGCTCCTCCGCCGCCCGATCCGGTCATTCCGCTTGGTGGAAAACCTCCACCTGAATTTCCTTGAGAAGGTGATACAGGAGGTGTATTTCCTGCTCCGCCAGCTGCGCCTTCTCCGCCGCCTCCACCCGATCCTCCGGTGGCTCCTGTTTGTCCTGATGTTCCTCCATATCCGCCTCCGGCAGATGTATATGCAGAAGCACATCCTGCTGCGCATGCATTAAAAACTGAATTTTCTCCCTGACACCCATTATTTGGGGGAGTATTTGTTTGACCGGCTGCTCCACCGCCTCCAACAGTTACCACATAAGTTGTAGCACCTTTAATTGGGTAAGAAGCACAAAAACGATATCCTCCGGCTCCGCCACCTCCGGCTTGACTTTGTCCACCGCCTCCGCCTCCAGCGAGAACGAAAATGTTGGCATTAAAAGGATCAGTAGGCTTTACCCCACCAGATCCGAAGCCTAGAATGTTGTAGCCAAAACTACTCATGCTTTCTCCTACGAATCGTTAGCTGCGTCTGTTGTAAAGAATAATTTAATTCCAAGCAACATTGCGTCAGCTGTTAAACTGTCTCCTGAAACATCTCTATGAATTTCAAAAAAAGTGTATTCATCCGTACTTGGTGAACCCGCTATTGTGACTGCGCCACTTTCTGCCGTTACGGCTAAATCATAAGCTGTTCCGCTCATCGCTTTCGCTGCAGGTCCTACTGCAGTTCCAAAAGCTGTATTAAGAAGTCCGTCATCAGCTAGGGCAACGCCTGCTAATTTAAATAATGTTGTTCCTGTGTTAGTTGAGTTTGCTGTAAAAAATGCTTGAAATGTAACTGTGCTTTCATTCCATGATTTAGGAAATGCCACAGCAAACTGACAATACTCATCTGAGTCTTTATCAAAGTCTAAAGTTTTTAATTCTGGTCCATTACCTAATTCAACTTGGCTAATAGCTGCTGATCCACTTGTACTGTTTGGATACATTGCTGAAGCTGGAACCCAAATAGTTTCTTTACCTGCAATTTTAATTGCTCCTGTTGCATCCGCTGCATCAACTGCTTTTGCAACTCCTGTTCCATTTGGAGAAATTGTAATATCTCCATTAGCTGCATCTGTAATTTCAATAGTTCCTGAAGCGGAACCTTCATTCGTTGATAAAATTAAATTGTGAGCCCCTTTAGAAGTAACAGTCGCATTAGCTGAGGATGTACCTACAGTAATAACTCCACTTCCAGCAGGTTTTAATTGAAGGTTAACATTAGTTTCTCCCTGTGCTGCAATAATTGGGCCTGCAGTTCCTGTTGCGGCATTCGTAATTTTAACTTCATTGACCGCTGAGCCTACAACACCAAAAGTAACTAATTCATTTCCACTGTTGTCCGCAATATATTGTCCATCGGTAAAACTAATAGCCACATCTTTCGATGCATCAATAATGTCTGTACCATTGTGGTAACAGAATGTTGTTACGGGTGCGCTTGATTTGTTTTGAGGAAGAGCTCTTAAAACTACTCCAGTTTGTGAAGTAACTTTAAAAGTTAATGAATAACTAGATCCACTTCTATTTGTTTTATCAACAACTAAATAACCTTTTTCAATATTAGCTGCTGGTGAACCTGCTTGTGCTGGAACATTTACAACTCTATTTCCTGCTAACGTTCCTGTAAATTCTAAAATATAATTTCTTGCATTGGAGCTTGATCCACTTGACATAGCAAGTGTGACGTCACCTGATGCCACATCAATTGCTAAATAACCCCATGTTTCTGCAATTAAATCTAAATTGGTGTTAGTTTTCGTACCCCATGTACCGGCATTTTCACCAGTTGCCTGTAATTCAATACCTAAATTATTATATGTCGAAGCCATTTATTTTTTTTCTCCTACGGTGTATCAACATCACTATACGTGACATTGGAACCGGTTGCAACACTTGAATACGATATATTCGTGCCCGTGTCAATATCTGCAAATGCTATTATTCCACCACCAGAAGCAGTTGTCAAATCGGCAACTGAAGCTGTTGCAGATACTCCAGTTAGTCCCATCGTCATCTCTGTTGGGCTAATTGAGCCCACACTAGCTGTTGAAGATAGTCCTGTCAAGCCAATACTCATAGCCGCAGGGGTAATAGAACCTACACTTGCAGTCGCAGAAACTCCAGTAACATCAATTAATTCAACAGATGCAACTGTAATATCTCCAACCGATGTTGTTGCTTCAACACCATCAGGAAAACAAATCCATGCAAAACCAAATGATCCAACGGAAGCAGTAGCTGCAAGACCCCCTAATCCTTGAGTATGATCCGCACCATTATTAATTGATAAAGAACCTAACGAAGCTGTTGAACTAAGTCCGGTTGGAGTTTGAGTACTTGATCTAGTTTCAGTAACCGTACCTAGTGAAGCAGTTGCTGAAACTCCTGTTACATCAACTCCAAGAGCATAATTTATAGTGAACGATTGCCATGCTCCATGACCGTAAGCATTTTCACCCCATGCGTTTGGACCACTTAGGGCTTCCATTTCTAGTCCGGTTAAACTTGCATAAACCGTATCAATACCCCAAGATGCACTACCCCAGGTATCATGACCCCAACCTTCTGCATTAAAAGCTGAAACAGATCCGACGGAAGCAGTTGCTGCTAATCCCGTTAGATTTACTGATGGATTATAATTGTCGCCCCATGGTTCATTACCCCATGTAGCACGTCCCCATCCTTGATTTGAAAATCCTGAAACACTTCCAACAGAAGTAGTTGCTGCTACACCGCTAGGTGAAGCAGACATATTATCTTGTTCGCCCCAAAGACCTTGTCCCCAGGTTGTTCCGGCTCTATTCCAAGTATTAGCCATAAGGAGTTCCTCCTTATGCTATTCTTAGTATAGCGTCCGAAGCGTCAGCTGTTGGGAATTGAATTGTAAAAGTTCCGCTTGAAACTGTTTTATCTCCACCAAAGGCAACCGCACATACAGTATCAGTTGTTGATGATCCTGTTCCAGTTGTTGTGTTGTAAATTAAACACCCATTGGCAGTAAAAGAAGCACTTGTCCACGATACATCTGCAAAATCACAAAACGCTGTCGTTCCACTTGACGTTGGAGTAACACTTGTTAGCGATGCTCCTCCGGCTGTGTAAGCTGTACCAGATGTGTTGGTAATTTCATTAGATGTAGAGTAGTCAGTTGTGCTTGCTCCAAGAGTCGCTGAACTTGTAAACAATGCAACTTTGAATGTATCTCCAGTTGAAGCTGTAAAATCCATCTGACCTTTGAGGACTAAAACTTTAAATGATGTACAAACTGCTGATGTTATAGCCATAATTTACTCCTTGTTATTGAGGTGGAGACTCGATTGGTATACGAACTGTTCCATCCGTATAATCATCTCTTCGTCTTCTACCTATTTGCATTGCTGCAAATTTCTCTATCTCCTGTTTATACTTGTTTTCGTAAAGTGTCAACATGTCCATTGGGCCTTTTAAGAAGCCATAGGTCTCAGCCAAACACGCATATAAAAGCCCTTGTGGGAAGTTTAAACTAATATAGTTGGTTTCATTGCCAGATTCTAAAGTAGCTGGCATTAGATTATAATGAATTTGAAAAGCATACGTAGCAGCTGGGGTTGGAGCAACCATAAATCTACCGGACGTCGTATCACTTAATCCAGTCGCCCCTCCAAAATGGGCATAATATTTAGGAGTGCCTGTAGATGTATTTGCAGGAATATATTCATTTAAAAATGTTTGATCTCTTCGTAAAAGCCACTCATTAGCTCCTGTGATCGTTCCATCCGTTGCCGTATAAACTTGAATCCCTCTAATAAATAAACATCCAGCAGGGCAGTTATATGTTTGTTGTCCCGCAACTAAAGATGCACTTTGTTGTTTACGATCTGCATCAATCGGCACATCGTACATGATTCTTTGTTGTGCATTTAAAATAATATTTTCTAAAACATCTGTAGTAAGAACGGTATCCCCTACTTCTGTGTAGTTTCTAATCTGTGTTACTAATGTGGTATAACTAATTCCTGACATTATGGCCTCATATTCACTGGTCCACCAAAAGAAAAAAACCCTCCACCGGTTTCCGTGCTGGATGCATTATTTTTTAAACTAAACGTAAAACTATTACTTACAGTAAGAGTGCTCGGAGGGGAAGCTATTTTTTCCGTTGTAGTTTGTTTTGTAATTTTGTAAGACCCATACACTTTAGCTCCTGAACTATGGGACGTTGCTGTAGTTGATTCAGGCGTTGCTCCATTAATTGTGGCTGCAGTTCCTCGAGTTAATCCAGAAAGAGTATTGGTCCCTGTATTATTAGCCGTGTAGTAAATTGTTTCACTGACATCGTTTCCTTCATCATAAGAAGCATCGTTAGTAAATTTTTGTATGCATATATAACCTGGGGCTACAAATTGAGAACTGTCAGCAAGTACTAGAGATGTAGCACTATCTGTAATATCTCCGTTTAAAGTAGTTGATAATTCTAACGTAGCTTTAGCTACTCCCCCAACTGCATTAGCTACATTCGTAAAACGAATATAATCATCAGTGGAAAAAGGTTGATTCTTACATTTAACTGTAACTGAAGCATTACTTGCAGTAGTCGTAAAAGAATCATTATCTAAAACTACGGGTGTTGCAAAAGCTTTACGTGAAGGTTTTGCATGTTGTAATCCTTGAGGATCACCGACCACGGGTCGTGGCATTAATTGTGGTTGCTTCGGAGTGTATTCAGAACTGTGCACCCACATACCCGTCCATTCTTGAACCATTTCTCTATAAGGAAATGCTAGACCTGATCGGTCTGAAATCATTAAAGCATATTTACCTTTTGAATAAGCTGTCATTATGTAATTGCTGGATAGTAAGTTTTCGGTGTTATATACGTACTTGTTGCTGATCCATCCTCTGCTAAAGCTCTTGCTAATTCATCTTCATAATAAAGTTTCATTTCTTGTGAACGTTGGGGTGCAAACTTTTGACTTAAATAAAAAGTTAAACCTGCAGTCATACAAGGGACAAAACGATAAGGTATATTAGTTGCATTTGTAAAGACACCTGCATCTTCAATTCTTTTTGTAAAATAAATATGAAGTTTATTAGCTGATCCTGCTGCTGAAGCATTTGCTGTTGGATAAATTGTTAGTGTAACTTTATCAATAAATCTTTGAATCCAGAAATTTGAAGGAGTGCTCTTTGTTTTTTTATTAGCATAACCAGCATAAGTGGATCGATCTATTTTTGTCATTGTAGTATCCGTTTGAGTTCCACCACTACTGTTGTTGTATTGTCGAAATGAACATTGAGGAATATCAGCAAATCCATAAATAGATGTATCAGCTGTACCAGTATCATCTACACATGGAGAACTTGTGCCATCTCCTGTGGAACGATAAAAAGTATATTCAGCTTGACCTTCAACTAATGTTACATTAGTTGAGCCAACTTCCCAATAGTGAAGTCCTCTGTTTCCCCATTCTTGAAATAAAATATTTAAAGATCTACGAGCCGAACGAATCTGATTACCGGAGCTACCTACTAGCCCAAGTCGTTCGTAAGCATCCACGATGATATCATCGATGGCGTACGTCTTATCAAAAGTAGTCGTACCCGAAGTAGTATT